GTATAATCATCACCGGCCTTGGAAACTGCTTTTTTAAACCAGCTATCCAACTTCGCCCGCTGCTCCGGTGTCCGGACATTTTCATCATTCTCAATATCATCCAGGATCAGCAGATCCGGTCTCCAGTTCCGGTGCTTCCTGCCTCGGATCTTCTTGCCAGAGCCAATCGCCTCCACCTTGATATTGGTGCTGGTCACCAGAACATTGCTCCTCCAGACTTTTCCGGTCAGATCTCCAAAATCTTCCCGGATCGCTTCGTTTTCTTCAAACTCCACACGGATGTTATCCAGGAAGCCCTCCGCCTGATCCGAACTATCGGAGATAATGATCGGATAATGCTTATACCCATATACAACAGCGTGGATCGTTCCTTTAAACGTCAGACTGGTAGACTTGGCATGTCCACGGGGAGCTGCCACTACACGCTTGCAGCCATTCATCCGGCTGATCTGCTTGACCAGCTTCGGTGTGCTTGGTGTAAGTCCTTTTAAGACTCCATCCTGCCAGATAGCATCCAGTTCCCGATGGAACTCCGGAGACGGTCTGGAAAAATAATGTGGAAAGTAGGCCCTTCCGAAGAACTCCATATCAACAGCACCAAGCCGCTGCCGGATTCCGCCTTTCCCAGTCAGAGCCGCGCCCGCTTCATAATCTTTCCTGATCCTGACACGCTCTGGCGAATCGTCCCTGTTTAAAAATGTTTTTAAAAGACCAGAAAGATCGTTTAAAGCATTCTCCTGTTCTTCGTAGTAACTTTTGCTCTCCGCTTCTGCCATCGCGCTGATCAGCGCCTTCAGACTTGCATCTTTTCCTCTCCGCATGACCTTTCACCTCTGTCCCGCATCTTTTCCTGTTCAAATTCGCCCCATACGGCTCATTTTTCCCTTATGTGGTAATTTCCCCGACCACAGACCTTTAAACGGTTTTAAACGGCTTCCTAACGCTTTTAAAAGGGGAATAACGGGCAAAGAGAAAAGGAACCGGACAGAGGAAGCCAAAAGGCCGGGCTTCGCCACCCGACCAGCGTCCTTTTCTGCTCAGTTCCTTTTCTTTATGCCTGCGTCCCGAACACAGCCGGGACGAATCAACCGGTCATGTTTTAAGTTGCGTCTTGTAATAATGGCTGTGCCGCATCCTGTGAAGCATCGCTTCCAACTTCCTGCAGCTCTCCGCCGCTTTCCACCTCGATCCCAAGCTGCACCTGTCTGGCTTCGCCGCAGATCGTAATTTCAAAAGTTGCCTTCCGGCTTCTTTTATCCCACTTTAAAACTCTGTTTTCTAACTGTTTTAAAACTCCACTGATGACAGTGATACCACCGCTTCCGTCTTCCCTTACCAGAGTCGGTTCCAGCGGCTCTCCACTGCCGGAAAGGATTCTGATCCATTCAGCTTCCAGATAGGACAGTGTCGATGGTGCCTTACTGTCTCCCAGGAACCGGATCACTCCCGGAACCTCTTTTACCCGGTAATAGTTTCTGGCCGTGAAATCCATGTCCAGGAACACATATCCTGGGAACAGAATATATTCCTTTTTTGTCCATGCCCCACCAGACCGGATGGGACGGTTCTCAATGGGAACCTCGGCTCGGATTGCCTGGTTTTTCAGCCTCCTTGCAATTCCGCTTTCTTCTCCAGTTTTAACCTGAATCACATACCACACAGCCTATCCCTCCATTCCTTCGCTTTTTTTCTTATTGAGGTAAGCGCTGACCCGATGGTACAATTCCGGATCGTCCTTTGCCATGGTCTCAAATACCATGCTCTGAACAGCTTCCAGTCCCGCCTCATAGTTTTCTTTGTTCTGTACTTCGATCCGCTTCTTATAAGCAGCAGCGCGGATCAGACCGTTTGTTTCCTTGATGAGCTTCTCGATAGGAACTTCTTTCATCTGTTCCTCATCCACATTGGTCAGGGCATTTAAAACGTGGTGGCTTGCCAGCCGGATCAAGGCTTCCGAAGTATCCAGATCCGGATATCGGTTCATTTCATCCATCAGCATAGAGAAATTGCTCTGTGCCACGTTAATCATCTCTACCGTGGCCAGATACTTCCTTGCATAGGTGCAGATAGCCATCTGGCTCATCTCCTCGCCATTCGCCTTAAGGAAGGCCACGATCTCTTTGTAAGTGCAGCCAGTAAGGAGCATCTGCTCCACGGTGTCTTTAAGCTCCGGCGGCAGTCTGTCCACCTTTCCTGTGCTGCGTCTTCTACGCTCCTGTTCCATCAGCCGTCCAGATCAACCATTTCATCTGTGATGCCGCCGCCAAGGAGCCGGATGCCCTTGCCGGTTACTTTTGCTTCCAGCGTCTGATATTCCACATCAGCCAGATTAGCCGGTTCCCTGCTTTCCATATCACGCAGATAGATATATCCCTCCTCATGGAGAAAATTCACGGAGTCGATGAACTCCTGACGCTCAATCCCCTCCGCTTTTAAACCTTTTTCAACACTTCTTAAAGCATTGTACTTTTCCCGGAGCAGGTTGATTGTCATGAGTACCCTGCCGTTATTCACCATAAAAGCTCCTGCCCGGAGTCTTCTCTTTTCCTGTTCTCTGTTCATTGTGAACCTCCATTTCTTGTCATTTCGATCATCATATTTAACATCTGTTCCACTTTCCGATCCACCTTATTGATCTCACGAATAAAATCATCCTTTGTCAGGTAATTCTGCCGGATCTCCTTAATCTCCTTCTGGCACCCATCAAAATCCTTACTGTGAGTCTCCTTGGGTGTATAATCCTCACGGATCTTATTGATGTCTTTTTTTAATTCGTCTGTGGTTTCCTTCAGATCTGCTTTTGTTACAGAATCCCGTTCTATTTTTTGAAGCTGCTGGACTGTGCAGTCCAACTGGTTCATGGTTCTTTTTAAAAAATATGAGATTACGCCAATACCCAACGTAATGGCGGTTGTTATGATCCATCCTTCATCCATCCAGTAATTCCTCCAATAAAAAAAGATACACTCATGTTTCTGACACAAGTGTACCTCTTAGGCCCGTGAACTGTCTTTTGAAGCACTTCACTAATTTACTTCACTTTTTAAAATGCTTCCGGATAATCATAGATGCTCATCTGACCCTCCATGTCATCATCCAGATTATCCAGTTTTCCGAACAGGATAAATCTCACCCAGCGCTCGGTAAGTCCATATTTCGCGGCAAGCTCTCTATAATTTCCTCCGTCAAATTCTTCCCGGATCTTCTGATCCCGTGCCGCCCGTTCCAGGCTCTCTGCCTTCGGAATATAGATTGTAGTGCCGCCAAAAGCCCGGACAAGGCTTTTAAACCCGTCCAGGCCCACCAGTTCTACCATCTTTCTCTGATCTTCATCCAGGTTTTCTATCTTCACATGGTCTAACAATCCCATCGCTGGCCGCCTCCTTCCGTTCCAGGCTTTTTAAATACCCTTTTAAAACTTCAATCAGGGTATTTCCCTGGCTGAAGGTGAGCCATGCAAAGGGATTCTTCGCAATAGCGTCTACATGCAATTCTTTCTTAATGACCGCGCACAGCCTGTCTCCCAGCGGAACCTCATTCGGGCTTTTATCGCGTTTCTTCAGCTCGTACATTAAAGCCCAGATTTTCTTCTGCTGGCCGCTGGTCACGCCTCCTGGTCTCTGTGAATGTTCCTTCGGCTTTCTGCTGGATGGTTTCGGAGCAGCGGTACCGCCCTGCAGATCCTCCAGCCTTTTAATCACCGCCATGGCCTCCTGGTAGGAAAGTTCCTTTATGGAATCCTTACCTGTAACGCCGGACACCAGTACATGAAGCTCATCTTCGCTTCCATTTCCGGTTATTCCCAAAGCATGACCTATAGCATAGATTTTCTTCATCTGGAATGATTCTATCTTTCGCATTTACCGTTGCTCCTTCCTGCTATTTTTCTGCCTCTACAGTTACCTTGATTCCTTCATCCACGAATATGGCTGCCCGGATCACTTCCACCGCTTCCTGCGGTGTGCCTCCCCACTCTGCCGCTTTTAATATCTGCAGCATCCATTCCCAGTTGATCACTTCGGATGCCAGGTAAGCCCAGTCACTGGCTTCCTGCTCTGAAAGTCCCACCAGCTTCATCAGGGTTTCTGTGTCCTTTTCATACTTGCCTTTCAGTTTCTTTTTCAGCGTTCTCTGGATCTTCTCATCCTTTGTGATGGCGCTGATCGTAGCGTCCAGGCTGCCCTCAGTGAAATTTCCCATATACATCATGGAAAAAAGCCGCTTTGCCGGAGCCGACATGTTATAAGAAACATCTTCTTTTACAAAGTCCTTGAAGACATCGCCCAGGAGCTTCTTCACCATTGTCATGGAGATGGGTTTCACGGTCTCGCTGTTTCCGACCACCACTTTGGAATTTTCGCTTCCCCAATATTCTACGGTTTTATTCTTCGTATCCCGGAGATCATCCGTGGCCTGCTTCTCGAACCAGGCTTTGATCGTTTCCATTTCGCCTTTAACGGCAGCCATCTGGCGGTCTAACTCGGTCAGACGGTCAACCTTCTTTTTTACTTCAGCCGCATCCATTATCCTTTAAACTCCTCCATGATCTTTTCTGCGCATCCACGGCAGATCTCAATACCGCAGACCGTTTTAACATCGTCCACTGTTCCGCAGAAGTGACAGGTAGGAACATGTTTACGAATATGTACCCCGTCCTCATCCGCTTCGATATCTACCGGAACACCCGGAAGAATGCCAGTCTCCTGGCGGAGCTGGCGTGGAAGTGTAACCGCGCCACTCTTGGCTACTCTCTTGCTTACAGTCATGATAGACCTCCTCTCCCGCTCTGCATTTCATGGGCTTGCGACCATCGCCTTACCGGCGGCTGCATTAGGAGGGGCAAACGCCCCTGGAAATATCTTGTTTTTATAGCTTCATGATAGTGTCCGATATTTTGCACATATCCCCGACTGTTACTTCTTTCCCAGTCTTCTTGGCTTCTTCATGAAATTTTTTTATCTCCGCAGTTATTTTCATAAGCTTAAAGACTCCCACCTGTTCTGAAGTGATTGGAAGCACATCAGTTCCGGCTGTAACTAATGTGAGGGCATTATGAAACCAAAACACATCCATCGGATTCATAAGATTGATTTCTTTATCAAATTGTTCGGCTGCTTCCTTAGCAAACTTTCTCCGGTTCAATCTCGGTTT